TTCATAATCATCCTCTAAGTCAAAAAACAAACTTAAATCTGAATCATTAGAATTATCTCTACGTTTTCTACTTTTCTTATATATCTCAAATTTTTCATCTTTCTCTTTTATTTCATCAATTCGTTTTTTCAGACTATCAACAAAACTCTGAACTATTTTTGAAACTTCTGGATCTTCATTTTCGTCAATTAAAAAATTCTCAAGTCCAGACTCAGAAAGATATCTTAATTTTAAATCTTGTTGTTTTTTCTCTTTGGCGATTCGTCTCAAAAAAGCATACCAAGAAATTTGAGTAAAATATGCAAATGCATTTGGTTTACCTGTTCTTGTTGTTACGTCTATATTATAATTTTTAATTGCTCTTAAACAATTCTCTACAGCATCCATGACCATTTCTTCACGATATGTGTATCGAACGAAATTTGATTTATGCGATAAACCCTCTGCTATTTTCAAAAAACATTCAGCAATGTAATCTGTGACCATAGGTTCGGGTTCGCCATTTTTCTCAGCAATTCTATGACTGCGCACATAATCAACAACTGCGCTAGAAAAATTAGCATTGTTAACGTAATGTATATTTTGTCTTGACATAATTTAACACCATTATTTAATAATTATATTTAAATTTATTCATTTATCAAGTATTGCCTTTTCGCGCGATATCATTATAATAAAGCTTGGTCGCTGGGACGGGTGAATACTCTATTTTTTAGGTCTCTTGAGAAAGGATGAAATACTGATAATATTATCTTTCGGTTTAGTTTCTAAATTATCAAAAGATATAGTAACATCAGAATCAAAGAAAATATCATCATCAAACATATCTAATTGCTGATCATCAACATATATCTGACTATACCTTTCCATAAGATTATCTAAAACTTTTAAATATTCAGTTGCTATTTTTTCTGAGGGAACAGTAGCAGAAAGAATTCCGTATGGACTTAGAGTAGAATATTCTAATATAGTATCTATGCTCAAATTCCAAGGTTTTAAAACCATAAACCGATTTTCACCAAAAGAAGTATTAACCGGATGCGATAATATTTGCAATGCACCTTTTATATAAATTTCATTTGTTTCTTCATCCCAAGGTGCTGCTAAACACAGAATATTATCTCCGTTAAATAATTTTAGTTCGTATATATTTTCATTTGCTCCCATCATATTAATTTTATCTCGTATTGAGTGTTATAAAAATTATTAAAAGTATATCCTGTTTCTTCAATGAATTGATCAACAGCTGTCACCACTCCCAGTTTATTGCCATAATCATCACCATATATCACTCCATCTTTTTTTAAGACTTTCGGACAATTTCTCAAATCGTCTAATACACCAAAATGATCATGTCTTGCATCAACATAAATCCAGTCAAGTTTTTCATCAAAAGATTTAAACCACTTGCTAGTCGTCATTCTATAAATGGTAACTGGTAAATTTATGAATCTTTTTCTAACTTTCTCATATACGTTATCATAATACTTATTAAAATTTTCTTTATCTTTATAATGGACCAATTCGTCCCCATATTTTTTATAATAATTTTCCAATCCATCTTCACTAAGATATTCTTCAAAAGCTTCGGTTGACCAAGCATCCACTAAATGTAGATGTTTAGCTTTTTGCAAAAAAAGCACAGATGAATCTCCCCGCCAAACGCCGAGTTCTGCACCGATAGATCCCTGTGGTATTCTAGATACTGTGTGTGGAACTGCACGATTTTTACCAACCATCATAATTAATTATTCCTTGCTATTATATAATAACCTTGCTTATGCTAATATCGAATTCTTCTTTTGTATATATCTTCATTCTTTCTTCGCTATGCAGCAGAGTAAAATTTTTATGAGAGTTCCAATGAAGGTCGTCAGCAATATCATATAATCTTGTGTGTTGCTTATTATCTGCTATTCTCAGTCCTCTTCCGATAGATTGCAATACTCTAATTTGACTTTTACTCGGAGAGGCAAATATAATATTGTGTAAATTTTTAATATTAATGCCAGTGCTAAAAGTTCCTAAAGAAGCAACAATAACTGCCCCATTCTTTCCTTCTACAATTTTTCTAATCGCTTCCCTATCTGAAGTTTGGGTTCCACCGTGCACATAATATATATTATCCTTTTTTTCACGTATCAACTCAAATAAATTTTTACCGTGTTTTTCTACAAATTGAAATAATACTAGTGTGTTTCCTTTTTGCGTCAGTGCTAAATTTCTTATAAACTTATTTCTGGCATCATGTTTTACAATAAAATCTAATTCCTCTTGATATTTTTTGCTGACGAACCCCTTTCTTATTTCTTTCGGATATTCCAAAACTAACATTTGTATTTCTAATTTCGCCAGTTTGTTTTCATCTTGTAATTTTTTCGTGGTCGTAACTTTGTAGGTCGGTCCAAATAATCCTTCTAAAACTAATTTATGCGTTTGAGTTCCGTCAAGAGTTCCAGTTGTACCGAATCTATATTGCGCATCAACAGATTTATTCATAATACTAGAAAGAGATTTTGCTTTGAATCCATGACACTCATCGCCAAAAATACAACCAAAGTTTTGAAACCATTCTCCGCTTAATCTATGAATACTTTGCCAAGTTGATATAATTACTCTTTTGCTTGTTTCTTTATCTTTACCGGAATATATTATATGGCAATTTTTCTTAGAATCGTATCCGTAATCTAAAAAATCTTTAAACATTTGTTCAACTAAACTCGTGGTAGGAACGATGATTAAAACATTTTTATCATGATTGTCTAGATACCATCGCATTAAATTATATATGATAAATGATTTTCCTGAACCAGTCGGGGATAATAACACTGCTCTTTTGTTTTCTATCGAATGAGTAATCGCCTCGTATTGATAATCTCTCAACTCGTAAGTAGAATTCAAAGAGGAAAAATATTTTACTAATTCTTGATGATTAACTTTATTAACATCTCCAGGAACACCATAAACTGACGGTTTTAATTGTATTCCGTATCCCCGCTCTGCTGCAAATTTTTTAACTTTGTGATAAAGACCGACATTAATCTCACATGTCATATTATTAAACAATCTAATCTTTCCATCCCAAACTCTGCTTTTATATGCTGGCATAAATTTATATCCTGGCACATAAAATGAAAAATATTCGCTCAATTCGTTACGAACCCCTGGTTCGCATAGAATCGCCATCATTGAATAGTTTTGCATTTGTACAGTTAGAGTATGCATATGCTTGAACTTTGCAGGCGAATTTTTCACCCGAAAATTTTTCGGGGGCGTTTTGTTTTAAAAACATTTTACCTTTTTGACCTAATTACCTGCTTCGAATTTCCTCCATTTTTTATTCTTACAGTTGTCGAAGTGCCACCTCATCATAGAAGATCCTTTACCGACCTTATCGCAATGAGGACATTTGTGTTCTTTCAATGGAGCAAACTTGGATTTTGGTTTCATCAATGCCTTTCTGTGTTCTTCTGATAATTTAGTACCCTTCCTGCTGGTTGTTCTGCCTCTCATTCTCTGAGAGTGTTCTTCTGCTGCTGTTTTTTGCTTTTCTGTTCTTTGTTCACCCTTGAGGCAAACTTTGGTCTGCGTGAAGTCGAAATCCTTTTTAGATGGCGGTTTACCACCGCCCTTTACGATATTCCAACCAATCATATCTTCAGGTCTGTAGTGTTCCTCCAACCTGAGTGCTTCTTTCTCATCTTTACATTTTTTAAGTATAACCATAGAAGCACCTTTGTTGAGTGCATTCTTCAACTTAGGATTACACTTAGTGAAGTTGGAGTGTTCCTCCAACCTCCGTGTGGGTTCACTACTTACACCAATATACCCTTCTTTGTACGGGTTTGTGTGCTTTTCGTATCGAATCCAGTAAACAAACATAAGAATTCCTCTTACGTTTATTTATAAAAAATATAATCTAAGCACCCGCCTCGAACTTGCGGAACTCTATTATGTTTCTAATATTTTGATGCCGCCACTTCAGAGTGTCGACTATTTCCTTTAATACATCTATCATATTCTTATAGTATTGTATCTTCTCTTCTGACTGTTGTATCTCTGTATCGCTCTCATAATAGTAATCCATATCACCCTTTAATATCTTAAGACCATCAAAAGGATCGTATTTCCATCCATTTTTTTCTATACTATCCTGATCTAGTTTGCCATTATAGTATAAAAATTTATCACGCAACAAAATTTTCTGAGCGTTTTCTGCTCTCAGAAGATTCAATTTAGCAATACTTAAATAAGACAAATATTTTGCGTGTAGGGTTGGAGTTTTCTTAGACTCTTCGTCTAACTTATTACTAAGTATGCAATCATTTTTCCATTCATCTAATATTTCATTTAAATTCATAATCACCTCAAATAATTATTCAATTTCAAAATATGAAAACCTAAAGGTCGTCATAAAAGTTATATATTCAACTCCTGCGTTGGTTGCTTCGAAAGTGATGTCTCCCACTGAAGTAGGGAAAGCATCGATGTATTTAAAAGTTTTGTTTTTATTGTTATGACTCGTTAGAGCGACAATTCTCATATCAGAAAATGTTGGATATTTTGATGTTGTTCTATCCGTTTGTGTGGTGAAATTAGTTTGAACAGCATCGTTTAACCAATTAAACATTTCCGTGTATGCATTAAAATCTTCATCAAGAAGGACGCTTATTATAACTTCTCCGAATGTGATAGCATCTCCAGGAACTGGAATGCCAGTTATTCTCGAAAAAGGAACTTCTACTGCTGATAAAGAAGTAGATGGATGGGTAAACGACTGGGCAAAAAATTCTAGATTGCCAAATTTCTTTTTGTCAATTATAACTTTAAACCCAGTCGGTTGAAATAAATTGATGTTAGTGGTAAGGTCAGCCATGCAATATGTCCTCTTAATCTATACATCTATTTATACTAGTTTTATATTCTTGCCTCCCAATGTATGCCAGAAACAGTTTGTTTCATACCATACCCTTCGCCGGAATTACGTTCTACGAAAGGAGTTATTTTCCAATCATGATATTTGTAAGTGATACCTAACTGATCTCTTGCATCAAAACTTACACCT